AGAAGATTGTTAAAACTGGAACAATTTTATATTTAGATAAAAAAACTGCACAAGAACTTTTAATAAAAGGTAAAATAAAGGAATTAAATATAGTTAATAATAGATCTATAGGATTAAAAACATCATCAAAAAAACTTAAAAACAATGGCGCTTGAATCAGTAAAAGATTTTGACTCGTATCTAGATAATAGAGCTTTAGCTATAAAAGCTGATTTTTTTGAAGTACAACAAGCATTATGGGATTCAAGGGCTGGTTTTGTAGATACCTGGTTAAATATTGATTTAGGTGATAATAAAAGTATAAATATTATTATGGAAGATGATTACTTTAGTATTTTAGGAGCAGGAGTTAATATTGCAGGACATGAACCTACTGCAACAATAAAAAGCTCAGATGCTCCTTATATATCTCATGAAGATGAAATACATGTACACGCAGTAACGTCAAAAAAAGGAGAAACAATAAAACCTGCTACACAATATAAAATTATTAATGTGCAAAATGATAAAACTGGTTTTATAAAACTTAGATTACAAAAACAATAATGTCTGAATGGTACGCAGAAACTGATAGTGATTTTAATAACTATTTTGATTTAAAAGCACATGGTGTAAGTGCTGTTTTTACTAATACAGGTGGCACACCAAAAACAATACAAATTATACTTAATGAAGAATATATAGATGTAGGAGATGAAGTTAGTATTGAAAGTAATCAACCTATGGCTTATTGTAGGAGTATTGATGTTTCAGATGCTGTTTTTGGCAATACCTTGGCTGTTTCTGCTATACTTGATATTGAAGGTAATGTAATAAGTGCTGCACAAAATTATAATATAGTTGATGTACAACCAGACGGAACAGGTATTACAATTTTAATTTTACAAGAGAACTAATGGCTAATCATAAAAGACAACAAATCAGAGAAGCAGTAGGAACTAGAATAACAAGTTTAAGTACAACAGGAAGTAACGTTTTTCAATCAAGAGTATATCCGCTAGAAACTGGTAATTTACCTGCATTAATAGTTTATTCAAAAAATGAAGCAAATGAATTGCTTGAAATGGGATCACAAAGAACTTTACAAAGAAATTTATCTTTAGTAATTGAAGGTTATGCTAAAGGTACATCGAACACTGATGATACTGTTGACACTATAGCAAAAGAAGTTGAAGTTGCAATGGCATCAGATACTACATTTGGCGGTTTAGCTTTAGATTGTTTTCTTGAGACAACTGAAATTGAATATAATGGAGAAGGAGAAAAACCTGTTGGTATAATAACTCTTACTTTTAGTATAAAATATACAACAACGGAAAATGCTCCGGATAGTTAAAACGAGGCTTTAAATGGATAATGTAATTTTAGTATCACCAGACGGAAAAACAGAAATATCAGTTTTTCTTGAAAGTGTAAAACATCTTAAAGAAGCAGGTTGGTCTGAAAAAAATCAGACTGTAATTAAAAAAACAAAAAATAAAGAGGAAGAATAATGGCAGTTTTTGCAGGAAAAGCGGGAGTTGTCCAATTAGGCTCAAATGATTTTGCTGAAGTTAGATCATATTCTATAACTGAAACAGCAGACACAACTGAGTCAACTACGTTGGGTAACAACTCTAAAACTTACGTAGCAACATTAACTGATTTTTCTGGAACGGTTGAATGTTTTTTTGATGATACAGATAGTACAGCTCAAGTTGCTGCAACTGTAGGTTCATCAATAACACTTAATCTTGGTCCTGAAGGTTCAGGTTCTGGAGCTTATAAGTTAACAGGTACAGCAATAATTACTAATAAAGAAATTTCTGCTTCGCAAGATGGATTAGTTGAATTGACTATTGAATTCCAAGGAACTGGCGGACTTACAATATCAACTTATTAATAAATGGCAAATAAAGTAATTGACAATGTCGTTGCGCATTTTGATTCTCAAGAAATAGTAAAAATTGAAGTTCCTGAGTGGGGAGATGATGACGGTCCATTAGAAATTTATGCTAAACCATTAACTTTACAAGAGTCTAAAAGACTCTATAAGATGTCATCAAATAGTGATATGGAAGTTATGGTTTATGCCATAATAAATAAATCTTTAGATGCAGATGGTAATAAACTTTTTACAGTAGCTGATAAAGATAAACTAATGAATCACGCTGATGTAGGAGTTGTTGTAAAAGTAGCTTCTGATATTTTAGGAAGTCTTTCTCCAGAACAAGCGGAAAAGTAATATCCGAGCCAGACGTTTTTAACACATTTTATATAGCTGAAAGGCTCGGTTATACAGTTCAAGAATTATCTGAAAAAATTACTATAAATGAGTTTATAATGTGGTCTGCATATTATAATAAAGTAAATAAAGATAATAATGGGCAAAAGTAAATATCAAATAGTTCTTGAAGTTGTTGATAAATTCAAAAAGAATTTAGATAAACTTCAACGCGGACTTAAAAAAGTTCAAGGCGTAACTAGCAAATTAACAAAAGTTTTAAAAATGGGTGCATTTGCTGCAGCTGGTTTAGCTACAGCTTTTGGACTTTTAATAAAATCAAATATAGCTGCAATTGATAAATTACAAAAAACTGCAGAAAAATTAGGCGTAAATGTAGAGTTTTTGCAAAAAATGCGTTTTGCTGCTGAGCAAGCAGGTATAGCACAAACGACATTAGATATGGCTTTGCAAAGATTTATACGTCGTGTTGGTGAAGCTCAAAATGGTACTGGTGAAGCAAAAGCAGCGTTAGAAGAATTAGGAATACAATTAACAGATGGAGAAGGTAATTTTAGAGCAATTGAAGATGTTTTGTTTGATGTATCAGATGGTTTAAAAGCTGCAAATTCATCAACAACACAGTTAAGGCTTTCTTTTAAATTTTTTGATTCAGAGGGTGCTGCGTTAGTTAGTGTTTTAAATAAAGGTTCTGAAGAATTAAAAAAATTTTTTGAAGATGCTGAAAAACTTGGAGTAATATTAGATGCAGAAACATCATTAGCAGTTGGTGAATTTGCTGATAAATTTACTCTTTTAAAAACACAAATTACTAACTTTACAAAATATGCAACAGCAGCTTTTATACCTGTTTTAGATAGTATTACTCAACAATTTATAAATATATTTACAGAGGCTTCAAAAGATGGAGGTTTTAAACAATTAGGAATTGAGATTGCTTTTTATACTGTATCTGCATTACAAAGTATTACTTTAGCTTTAGCAGAATTTATAAACAGATTGAATGAATTACGTAATTTTGATGCTTTTGGTGTATTTACCGAAGCTCTTATTGATACAGAAGCTGTTGGTACTGCTTTTGATGACATTATGCTAAAAATATTATCAATGGAAAATGGTCCTAATCCTTTTAAAAAACTTACTGAAGGTGCACAAGAATTTACTAATATTCTTAAATTTAGTCAAGCACAATTTGCTAAATTTACACAAAAAATAGCAACTGATGTTACAGGTGGATTTCAGGAGTTTTTTGATTTTACAAAACAAGGTTTTTTAGATTTTGGTGCTTTAGCAAAAAGAGTTTTAGCTAGTGTTATTAACGAATTAATAAAAGCATTTATTTTAAAAAAATTATTTAGTGGTGCATCAAAATTTTTTGGTGCAGATTCATTAATAGGAAGCGTTTTTAGTAAAGCTGAAGCAGGTTTAGGTTATGAAGGTGGAGGTTTTACAGGAAGTGGTTCAAGATCTGGAGGAATAGACGGACGAGGTGGTTTTCCTGCAATTTTACATCCAAATGAAAGTGTAATAGATCATACTCAAGGTGGAGGTATGGGTGCTACAGTTAATTTTAATATTAATACTGTTGATGCTGCAGGTTTTGATCAATTGTTAGTACAAAGAAAAAATACAATAACAATGATAATTAATAATGCAATGAATAGTCAAGGCAAAATGGGTATAGTCTAATGTCAGGTGCATTTCCAACTAACCCTAATTTTAGAGCTTTAAATTTTAAAGATAATAGGCCAAATTTAGTTAATCAAACATTGTCAGGTCGTAAACAAGTAAGACAAATAGGTAGTCAATATTTTTCTTTTACTGTACAAATGCCACCAATGTCACAAACTGATTCACAAGCAGTATTTGCTTTTTTACAAAAGCAAAAAGGTAGTTTTGAAAATTTTACAATAGCTCATCCTATAGATAATTTAGGTGCAAGTAAAAACGAAACAGATATTTTAGTTAACGGTTCTCATACCTCGTCAGATGCTTCTATTGCACTAGACGGTTTCACTCCTGGAACTACTGGCGCTTTAAAAGCAGGAGATTTAATTAAATTTGCAAGTCACACTAAAGTTTATATGGTTCAAACAGATATTGATTCTGATGGTACAGGTGCTTGTACAGTTCTTATCTCACCTAATTTAATAACATCTTTAGCAAATAATGAAGCAGTTACTGT